AAGATCTGTTCTGCTTCTCTAGATTCTATTATTTCTTGATCTTTATCCATTCAGAACCTGATCTATTTTTTCTTCTAATTTATCAAACCTAGATAAAAGCCTGTCCATATCTTTTTCATTATCAGATTTAGATACATAGTTTATTGGTATTTCTTCTCTAGTTTTGTTTAGGAGGATATTTACTCTTTGGATCTCATTTGAATTAGATCTAATAGCATAAATTAGTGGTGCATAAACCAAAGATAAAAGTGCGTTCCAAATGATTATAGGATCTTTTTCCATTAATAACTCCAAACAGTTGGTCTAAGTTTATCATCTGCAGTGTCTAGGTGTATAAATCTAGATCTATCATCTCCTTTTTGATTTACACCCAATCCGGTAAATCCCATTTGCATAGCTAACTTAATTAATAAATAAGCATCTGATCTATTAACTAAAATATCTACTGCTTTTCCTTGATTATGAGATCCTGGAACGCTTTTATTTTTTTCTGCAGGATGATTTTTACATCTATATCCAGAAGTAATGATCATTGGAGCTCCAAACAGATCTCTTAGTTCCTGGAGCTTGTTCATAAAATAAAGATCCATGCCATCTGTTCCACAACAGGTGCATTGAAATTCTTTAGGCTTAAAATTCCTTATATATTCCCAATCTTCCTCAGACATCTAAAAACTCCGCAGGTGAAATATATTTTCCAATTACTTCTAAATCTATATTCATTTTTTTTGCTTTGGTTTCTGCATCTGCAAATGAACTTGCAACAATAAGTGGCCCATCATGGATTTCTCTAGTGCCATCTAATCTAATTACTTCAATTTCACTTATAAAAATCATTTTAAGGTCTTAATGAATCCTTATAATTTTCTTCTTTTAAATTATTCCTGGCAACTCCTTTAGCTTTTTCAAAACTTCTCATTCCAGAAAGACCTAATAAAGATAGCGTTAATGTCAAAAGACCTTCTGTTTCTATTTCTGGCGGAACAATATCAATGGCAAAAGTCCATACCAACCAATTCATAATTGGCCCAAGAAAGAAAGACCAGGCTAATCCAAAAGCACAGATCCACATAATTGCGGGCCTGGCCCCAGAAACAAAAATACTTGGATGTTTTGCCTGTTCTAAATTGATGTCTGCTTGTGCCTTCTGTAGATCTATCATTTGCGTTTTAATCTGTGCTTCCAATTCCATACGCTTAGTTTTATCTGGAATTGCTTTACTGATTAAATTGCTTATTGGTGCAAAAAATTTATCAATCATCTTTACCCTCTAATATATTTTGAATTTTTTGTGCTTTTTCAAACGCAGAGTCCATGTGTGCATCTGAGTCTATTACCTTTTCTAATTTCAATGACTCTATTTTTGAATTAGAAATATATCTCCAGGTTAATCCTTGATCTGTATAACAACCAAAGACACTTTGAACCAATCCTACTTTGATTATAATCGCAGGATAGCCATCTAAGATAATTTTATCTCCTTCTTTGAATTGCGGAGTCAGTTTAAATTTAAGACCACTAATAAAAGACATGCAAATATCTTTAATTGCTAATCCTCCTAAAACTGTTCCTATCAAAAGAGAGATCTCCAGGTAATACTGTTCCAGGCTCACTTTTTCTTTTTTTTCTTATTTTTCTTTGGCGGTCTGCCCACCTTAGATCCATAAGTTCCTTTTCCTTTTGGCATTATGCCCTCCTTTTTTTTGGTTTTTTGGCGGTTTTTTTCGCAAGTTTAAATGCTTTGTTAGTAGGAGCACCTTTAGATCCTGGCTTTCTCATTTTTTCACCAGATCCTTTTGCAATCCTTTTTCTTTTAGCATGAATGTTTGCATACAACCCTTTTTTCTTTGGCATGATTACCTCCTACCACTTAACTTTGTTTGCCCAAAAGGCCGCACTCATTTTGCCCTTTTGGATGTTTTTCCTATGCCTAGCTTTGAAAGACTTAGCTCTCTTAGTCATAGTCTTGTCACCAGTTTTTCCTTGTTGCCCAAATCTAATTGTTTTTATTTTGTCACCTTCTTTGGCAACAACAACGTGAGATTTAGTTGGATGTTTTGGTGTTCTTTTTGGTTTATTAAAACCAGATACTCCTACTCTTTTTAATCTTGGATCTTTAGCCATTAGTGAATCCACTCCTCTGACATGCAGATTATTCTTGTGTTTGTAAAATCATATTCTAAAAAAACATTTTTCATAATTGTTTCCGCTTCATCCAGATCCTTTGCTTTGATGTCAGTGCCTATGAGTGCTTGATCATCAATGATGCACTCTAAATGGAATACTTTATTTCTATTCCATGCCTGTAAGTCCTGGATCTTCATAAATTCCTCTGAGCTTCATTTCTTGCCTTCGTGTTTCCTGATCTCTTTCATAATACTCATTAAGATCTGCCATGTTTTGAGATAAACCATATTTTGCATTAAGCTCAACTAATTTCAAGAACGCTTCTCCTTGTGCTTTATCTCTTTCTAGATCATCTTTCATAATCATATTGATCCTATCAGTTTCAGCATCCAGGAGAGCCTTTTGTGCTTGTGCTTTAGCCTTATCTCTTTCAGCTTCCGCCAGGAGTTCTTCACCTGTAGGTTTAGGCGGTTGTGGTTCTGGCATTTGAACTGTGGTGTTTATAAATTGTTGCGGATCTTTAAATCCTGCAAGTTCAATAAGTTTAGTCAAAGTGTTTGAAAATTGTTGCGGTGTGACTAAAGGATTCTGTGCTCCCATTTGTTGAAAGGCTTCTTTTTGAATTTGCACTAATTGACTTAAAAATGCAGATCTTTCCTCATCACTATTTTTAGAAATAGCTACATTGATTGAAACATCTTTGTCCGCATCCCATGTTCTAGGATCTACTGCAATGAATGTGTCATTCAGTCTAAACATTTCTTCCTGATCCTGGTGTCTAACAACCAGGTTATAAATTAATTTAAACAATGGCTTCATGCCTGTTTCAGCAAAATGTCTGCAGACTAATTCAGTTCTGCCTTGTGATGCGGACATTGTGGCCGCAACTGCTGTTTTGGTTGAGCTTTGCAACGCATCTGCATTAAGACCTGCGGATGCTTTGGATGTGCCTGTCCTATCTTCTTTGACACTATCCAGGTAGTTCAAAACAGGAAAAGCATCCCTACCTACAAAAGAGCTTTGTAGTTGTTGCACTGCTCCTGGTTGTCTTACCCTGATAGGTTGTCCAATATCTGTGTTAAGTAGATCATCAAGATTAACTTGTCCTTCAACCGCAACCATTCTAGGAAATATAGAGTGTCCTAAACTGTCTAAGGTATCTCTCATAATTTGTGATTTTGCAGATTGTATTCCTTTTAGGTAATCAGCAACGCAATGTCCATTGATTGTGTGCGGTTCTGGATCTGATTGAAACATTACTATTGGCAAATCATTACATGGCTCAACATTCACAATTTCACATGCAGATCCTAAAGTACAAACCTTTAATCTTTCAGCTAAACCATCTTGATCTAGATCATAAAAAATAAAATGCTCAGTGTAGTAAATGTCATTAGTGTCATTTCTGTCTGGCGGAGAAATTTCCTCAAAAGGATTTCTTGCACTTCTTTCCTGGAAAGTGTCTGGATCTGATTCATAACCACTGCCTTTGTATTCCTCTACCTCCTCCTGGTCATATCCCATTGCCACTAGATCAGAAACTGAAAGCATAGTTCTGTGTGCTACATAATCTGCAGTTTCAATAGTCCTGGCATTTCTAGAAATTAAAATTTCTTCTGGAGGTACTGCTTCTATTTTTACTTCGTTTTTGTTTTTTAATCTGCGGATCTTAATATCAAAAGACACTGGTACATCCTGCATGATCTGTTCTCCAGAAACTTCATCCAGGATCATTCTTTGTTCTGTAGTTGCAGTTTCTTCCATGAGTTCTACATCTGGATCTGAAATTAAAGCCATCCTGGATTCTGCAGATAGTCCTGAGTAATCGTGATATGTGACTTCTAATGACTGATCAAAGTATGCTTTGATAAATCCTGCTTTTCTAACTAAAGCATCCTTAAAGGTATTGTAAAAAACCTGGAAGCCATTGTTTTTTTGTGTCACCAGGTAATTTATATAATCTGTTTGTTGTTCTGATAGAGCAATGTCATTTGCATTTTTAGGGAGATATTCCACTACTTTCTTTGTGCCAAAAAAAGTTCTCATAATTCCA